ATTTGATAACAACTTCTTCAGATTCTCCTTCTAACTTTGCTGGTTTAAAAATTGCAATATCGCCATATCTACCATCATCTCTAGGAATATCAGTTAGGTATACAAATTCGGGGTCTCCAGCAATCGTAAATCCACTAGACTTAACGGTTCCACCACCTGCTAAGATATGGAACTGATTTCCAAAGCATAATTCATATTGTGCAGTCGTATTTACAAGAACTTTAAGATCTCTACGGATTGTAACTTTTGTGATATTGGAAGTAATTGCATTATTCGTCTTATCAACAATACTTTGCGATTCAGAATACTTAAATCTACCACCAAACTTATTCAGATTTGTAGAATTACCATAAGTTGTCAATGATTGAATAACTTCAGCCTTTAATTCGTTCGCATCATCAAAAACAGTGTTGTTATAATAAGCAGTAGTGTTCAATTCAATGTATAGAATTTTAAGATCTTCAATTCTTTGGTTAATACCTGCAATAGAATAACTTTTAAGGTCGTTCAGGATGTTCTGCTTAGTAAAATCAGATAAAAATGTACCATTTACTGGTTTGATACTTAAAACAACAGTTCCAAACTCGGGAGGATCTAATTCTTCACCACCAACGACAGAAACTGACTCGGTATTGGGATAAATTTTTTGAATGATAGCTTCATAATCCCTTGGCGTAACCGCTCTGTTCTGTGCGGAGTACAATCTAGGAGCAAAGTATCGTACAGAGTCAATTGCTTCAATCTCAGCGCCATTACGGGCAGTCTGGGAAGTAGTTACGCTGATTATATTTGTCGATATTAACGAATTATTTGAATCATCTTGCACATCACCGGAAAAAGTGAAATTTTTCCCTTCATTACCAAATTTTCCATCAGTAGTGATGTAATTAATTTCAATTGTATCGCCTTGTTCTAGTTTTGATCCAAAAAGACCATCTCCAAACAGTAATTCGTATGTCTCGTTCGGTGATTCTTGAATTAAGTAGATATTTGAGTCTTTTGTGACATTGACAATGTTATCAACCTTAGAAAATGACAGTCCTGCAGTAGCTCCAGACTTTTTAACATTCACCGTAAGGGTATCAATATCAACATTTGAGTTTTCAATGATAAATCTTTGATCAGTACTACCGCTTACCACCCAAGACTTGCTTAATAGGGATCCTTGATAGACTCTAATATTATTAAACGATGCTGTGCGAGGAGGATTTGACCCAACTACGCCTCCAGTATCAATTGGACTCGTCGCAACGATGTCTTCTGGAATAGAAAAGACATAAGAAGTCTTTTCAACACTACCAACTAATACTAATCCTTTCTTTAAACTAACAGTTGTGCTATTTCCATTGAATTTATATTCAAAACTAATGATCGCTTCTGCTGCTTTACGCGATCTGGGGACATATCCAATGTTTCTTGCAAGAGAAACTACATTTTCTCTTAAAGTTGCCGAGTCCAAGAAGGATTCATTAGCAACCATGTTGCTGTTGAATGCTGTCAGGTAAGTATTATATGCTAAAACATCAATTAACAGCGAAATATTTGACCCTTCAAAGTCAAAATCAGAGAATTCTGAGTTAGACCTCAAATAATCTTTGATCGAACTCTTAATTTGATCAAAATTTAGGTTGGTATACTTAAATGATGGCATTTTCTTACCTAGTTGGCTCTAAAAGAAATTCAAATTCTTGTCTTTGGAACTCATCACCAACAATATCGTAACTAATTAGGATATCGAAAGCATTCCCGTCAGGATTTGGACTTACTACAACCTTAGTTCCTGCTATCCTACCTTCAAAAGTTCTCAGTATATCAAAGATTTGTTGAGAAATTAGGTTTGCAGTACCAAAATCAACAAAATCAAACAACGAGCTATTAATATCTGTGCCAACTGATCCCTGGAAAGGTCTCTCCCCAGGGATTGTTTGTACTAAATTCCTTACGGCCCGTTTGATTGCGTCCTCATTCCTTAAAACTTGGATATCACCAGTAACAGGGTGTGCTTTAAAGGACAAACTAATATCCTGAAAAGACCGTGAATTGGTTTCAGCCACGAATCGACACTATATATCGATATTATTTATAGTCACTCTTGGAGAAGATCAGGTTCTGTCTCATCATTTTTATAATCACCTGCTACTTCACGAAGAATTTTGTCTGATTTTTTACGATCATCCTTAACTCCCCATGAACCACCAACGCCACCGTCCATATTTACAATAAGATCGTCATCCATTTTTGTTACTATAATATTGTAAGATTATTTATTGCTCCTTCTCTGATTCTGTCTCCCAAAAATATTCATCAGTATCTCCTAGTCTACCCCATCTAATACCATTCTCTACCTGAAAGTAATGTGTACTTACTTTGAAGTCTGGTATAAGTGGTTCTTCGGGTGTAATAGACAAGTCAAAGATTCGTGTTCGGTTGTTGGGATACAAGCAAAATTGACCATTCTCAAGCTCAATACAGTTATGTGACTTATGTTCGTCAGGAACTTCGCTAACATTGGTATTTGTGGTGTCTGTGTCTGGATGAAAGTTATCTAAGGTGAAGCAGTATTCGCCGTTAAGGGTGCCGAAGTTGCGTGTGCGTACTTGGAAGTCCATTGACCCGATAAACTGCTTCTCAAGGCATCTAACCCCATAGTCCATACAGTTCCAGAACTGAAGGTTGGGTAGATCGAGATCAGGCGTCGGCGTTTCGGGGCGGGATAAAAATGCAGAGATTGGTAGCTTGTCAAACATTGCTGCATACTTAGGTAAGTATGTCTCAAAATAAAAAGCGCGTCCAGGTATCGATTTACACGATACCCAAACGCCCTCTACAAACTCACCAAATCCATCTTGGAAATCTCTGAGGTATTCTTTACGAACCCAGACTTTCTGTGGTGGAAGATTGATGATTAATTGACTCATTTTCTATTGTCCAACTTGGAGGATGAAAAGCACAATACTCATTGAATGTAATCTTCATTTCTTTATTAGTTAGGTTAGCATTCCTAGCAGCCTTCGGTAAGTTCCACTTAGCAGAGAATAACATCTCCATGGATTCACGAGTCTCTACTCTCACTTACCTTGACCCCGATATCTCTTCTTACGAGCGTTCGCGCTCGTGGCGCTAAGTTTTGTGTGCTTGCCGTTACCTTGACGAGTTTTTTTGGGGGTGGCTTCGATAAATGATCCACCGCTCAATGATTTGCTGATTTTAGCCATAATGCTTCAATTCTTTCATAGTATGTGAAATTCTATTAGGAGAAGGAGCACCTGTCTCATAAAATGAGATAGCATACTCCTCCATAATATTCATGAACTCGTCTTCACTTATATCGGTGTGCCTCTCAGACCCATCAACATAGATTGTGTAGACTGTCAGTGCCATCAGATAACACGCATCTTCTCGTGACCAACTCTAATACGAGGGTCACACCAGATCTCGATTCCTGCCTCGATAGCATCCAGACAGAAACTCACATCCTCTCCACACATGTCCTGGACATCTCCAGACTCGAAGACTTGCATCTTGGGTGCAAACCATGGATACTTCATTTCAGCATGCTCAAAGACGCCGTGCTTGATGAGTACCCATCCGAAACCTGTGTAGTCTACCGTGAAGGGCTTCTTACGCTTGGACATCGTTTCACCAGTCTCATGATTCATGACACCACCGTTGTTACGGAAGTCTCCTTCATCTAACCAATGTGCAACAGATGTAGTACGACCATCTTCAGTCATGTACCAACCAGCAGCAATCTGTTGGTCCATAAGAACCAACTGCAAGAACTTCTCAGTATTGAATACAATATCAGAGTCGATCCACAACTTATAATCATACTTCAGTTTACCATCCCAGGGAATCTGGTCCGGTCCACGCAGTACATTTGCTCCAAGACACTTACAACGAGCAAAGTTTACCATGCTGCTGTAGTCTTGTGAGATCTGAATACTCGCGCCCATCTGTACTAAGTCGAAACTTAGCTGCAGGAACGACTTCATGAATTGATATGAACAACCCCTACCAGGAAGACAGAATACAATTGCTTTACCCCTAAGCATCTCACGGGCAGCATCATAATCCCATTCTGGTTCTTTATCCTTTGCTTGGGGCGCTTTTGCTTTTACAGTAAATCCTTTAGCCATAACG